GTCATATTGTGTTGACCCGCCGCCGGTGGCCGCTCCGTCTGTAGCTGGGAACGTATCAGAAAACAGTTGCTCACCCGGCGTGTGACCCGTGGACGCAATGTCTTGTTCAGTTGCGGATTCAGTCGTCCCAGTGATTGCGGTCCACGCCGTTGGTCCCGTCAGCACTCCCCCGGAGTAAACGAAAACTAACATGGCCACGTCCCCAACAACCGTGACGCTTTCAAGCCACACGTTGACGGCTTGCGAGAGGGGATCCGATTTTTTCCGGACAGATATGTATGGAATGAATGTTGTGGAGGCAGAACGGTTGATGAAAAAGTTGCCGTATTCTCGCCCAATTGGATCCCGGCCAACCCCAAAATAGGACACCCACCGTTTTGACACGTACAAATTCAAGACCGTGGCCGTGGCACCGTTCTCACATAGAGCGCTGATTGGCAAGTTTGGGTTGGCGTCAATGGTCCCGGTTACTTGCGGGAGGCGGTGAACGAGGTTCTCCGTTCGGTTGCCGCTTGCGTCCGTGGTGACGATGATGAATTCCGCCCCGGCATAGGTCGCATCGTTCACACGGACAACGTAAGTGTTGGCAACGGTGGTATCCAAACCCCCGAGCGTGTTAACGTTCCATGATCCGGAGTAGACCTTGGTGATTGTGGTTGACCGTTGGGTGAAAATGAAAACGCCGGTTGCGTCTTGCCCAAACCCCAGCCCATAGGTTCCATCGAACGGACCCCAAAACGCCTCTTGGTTGCCTGTAGGCGCCACGGGGAGGCGTGAGGTGATTCCATACTCAAGAGGCGTGTCACCGCGGAACGTGCCGCGTTGGGCCGTCAATAGGAACGCCTCGTCACTTGCCAAGGCGGTTGTCTCAACTCTGGCCTCGGTGCCAACGCTGGTCACAACGCCGGAGCCAACAAGCCGCGCCTCGTCTTGACGAATCGAATAGGGGACGGCCGGAGCCCCGCGGGAAAATAGGCTTGACTTTGACACGCCTCCGCCTCCTCCGGTTATGGTGCCTCCGGATTTCAGGACTAACCAATTGGAACCATCACTCCAAATGGTCACCGATGCATAGAGTTGGGTGAGTTTTAGATCCGGTTGGCCGTTGATGGTCTCGGAGCCATCCGGGTCAATGGTGACGGTGTTGTTGGCAATCAGGACAAAGGCCAAAACCCTATCCTCATTCGCGTCCGCCGGTGGGAGTGTTATCGTGAACGCTCCCGAGGTAGAATCACACCGGAATACCGTGTCACCGGGGCCAATTGTGTAAGCCGAGGTGACCAACTGCCCCGTCCATAGAATGGTTTGGGGGTCGGTGATTGTTGCGGTGAGAACTTGCGGCATATTAGAAACCCTCGTTCCGGGGAGGAGCGGCGCGCAGTCGCCCAAAACGCCGCCACCCCTCCCCCGAGGTCATCAATCAAACAAGCGCGTTGATGGTGTCCGGATCATTGGCCACGCGGACCGGATCCGGAATTGTCGAAACGCAAATGCCCGTCACATTGACGGATTGGGCCTCAACGGACCCGTTGTTGGTTTCCGTCATGAATCGCCGATAGAACACAACCTCCGCGTCTTGCGTGGTACAAGGCGGCGTGTCAATCAGGATGATGTCAAGTTGATAGCCGCTTTCGCATTCATCTTGAGCCGTGGAAATCCAATCCGATGCGTTCCCTTGACGCTCAAGGGCCTCGTCAACCGTCACCGAGAATTTCGGATCCGAGGCAGACGAGCGGAGCCAATCATAGATGAACGAGAACGTCACGCCCAAGGGCACCTCATTCCCTGCCTCACCACCATCGATCCGGCCCCGCGCCAACGTGACTTGCGGTTCCTTGTTCTTGGTGTGTTCGATGTTGTCGCCCTCACCAATTTCGGCCACAACGCGCCGGGGGAGCCATGTGATGACGTCATCGTCCAATGGAATCTCAGTTGCCGAGATTGCAGGAAAGAAAGTCACCGCCATGGTGACCGTCCCGTCATTCGTTACAGTCAAAACGCCCGGTCCGCCAGTCAAGCCGGACCCATCGTAAGTGAGCGTGTTGGTCGTAAGACCGGCCCCCGTTCCACCAACCTTGAAGTCCCAAGGGCCAGCATCGGTGCCGGTCACGGTCAGCGTATTGCCTGCAATCACGCCGGCCAATAGGTCAATCGCGGCTTGGACCGCCACAACGGTGGCGTCAAAATCAATGCCCGCAGTGACATCCCCATTGTAAGTGAGCGTAAACGTGCCGGCTGATGCGCCGCCGTTCGTGAGGTTCCAAGATTGGCTGTTGTCCGTATCGGACACGGTTCTCACGGTAGGGATTCCGTCCGTAGTGAACCGAGCCCCAACCGGAACGATCGTCCGGCCTTCTTTGAGGACTAGGGTGTCCACCCCCATACTGGTATCGTCCGCCGCAAGCGTGTCATTGATGGCGCCGGTGCCCCCAAAACCCTCTTGAACCACTACCGTGGAATAGCGGATGTTTTTTCGTCTTGCCATGGTCTATCTACTCCGAAAATGTGCCCTCATAGCGGACTCTGATTACAGTGTGAATTTGCTCGTCATCCTTTTTCGGTTTCACCGGCGTGACCTCAACGTTTTCGTTTTCGGCCGGCCTCGGACCAATCTCACCAACGTCAAAGGTCCCCGAAGGGTTGGCGGTTGATATGTCCCGAATGATGATACACGTGTCCAAAAGACTTGCAAGTTGTCCAGCAAATGTTGAGTGTTGAATGTCGTTGCTTGTTCGGAATGAGCTGAGCACAACGTTGACGTCAACGTATACTCGGAATTCACTCGTGAACCCGGTGGCACCAGAGAGGCCTTTGGTTGTTGGTCCAACAATCGTGACCTCGGCCCGGTGCGTCTCTTTGTCCCACGAATCCCCATACTCGTCCAAATTGTCAATCAAGAGCTTGAGCCCCGAAGGGGTTCCGCTTCTGATATGGTTGGCAACGGACAACATTGTCCACGGGTGCCAATTAGGATTGACGGGGGGCATTGCTCAAAAAACTCGTGAGGATTTGGTTATTCTGCCGCACAACCTCCGTGTTGGTGGCAATTGATTGTTCGCACTTGGTCAAGATTTGCTCGGTGACCTCTTGGTGTCTTGTCTCCCGCTTCCAATCCCGAAGGACGAACGAAATCAGGAGCCCGAGGAAAACCCCGAGGATGACAACCGCCGGCCCGTATTGGCTCAAGGCCTCGTACAAAACATCGAAATCCATGTAACGCTCCATTTCCCCCTCGCTAAAAAACCCTCGGCCCAATTAAAGGCCGAGGGTGTTGTTACATCTCAACCCTTGCTCATGCACACATGACGCAAAGCAAGTCCTCGTCAAGGACGGATACACCGGCCAAGAGGTCGACCACCATCCGGGTTCCACCGGCCAACAGGTCGTCCTGCATTTGGACGCGGATACCGATGCCGTCCATGTTAGCAACGGCCGAGGTGGCGCCGTTTCGTTTGGCTTGCATCGGTCGCGATACAAACGCAATGGCGTCCTCATGGAGTACCGGGTTCAAGGAACCGGCCGGACCGGGGTAGAATTCGGCGCTTGCATTGACTTGAGCCTTGAGAGGCCGGTCAAGCAAGATGTCCGTTGAGGTTCCACCCTCGTTGTCGATTTCGATGACGGTGTAATTGTGGCGAGCGCCACCCGTTCCGAACGAAACCAACTGACCTTTTTGTGGTCCCTTGCCATCGTTGTGGTTGACCGTCAAGAATTTCTGGTAACCAACCGGATAGATGACCGCGTCCGTGGTGCCTTTGAGGTAATGCGTGAACGCGCCACCGGAGGTGATCGCGAACTTGAGTTCCTCATTCAGCGTGACGGCCGTTCCGAGAGTAGCCGCCGTGACGAACGTGGGTTGGCCATTTTCCTCAAACACGAAGTATTCGCCAACGGTCGGATCCTGTCCCGGATCGTTGATTGAAATGGATCCGGCGTAACCGGCCGGCTGAGCTTCGGCACTCGTTCCAATCTGGTTGTCCGTGTTCGGAGCGTACGCGTAGTTCACGTATTGGCTCACAACAACCCGCGTATTGTAGACAACACCCACCTCACCGGTGCGCGTGTTGGCTTGGTCCTGTCCGCGCTGGTCAACCCGCGTGAACAAGTCCGAACGCATGAGCTTGGTATTTGCCGTGTGGTGAACAATCGCCGTGACCAATCCGTCCATCGGAGCCAAGTTGTCAATCAAGACTTCCTCGGCCTCGAGGATGTAATCGGCGGCGTTGTCCTTGGTCATGCCTCGGAGCTTACCGGCACGCTTACGCGGCGTTCCGTAACGCAAGAACGCATGGACGCGGCCGAGGATGGCCCGTTCCACACCGTTGACGATCGTGTCCAACATGGGCACAAGCTTCAAGCGCGTCAACTCGGGGAGGCTCAACGCCTCCTCTTGGTCCTTGATCATGACCGAATCGAAAAAGTACTGATCCAAAACGACCGGCACCGGAATGAGGCTTGCGTCCTTTTCGGTGTTTTCGTCGTCCTGAGTCTTTCGGCGAGTCTTACGCTTCGCACAACGCCATGCGTTGACTTGCGTGCCCGCGGCCGCCAGACGCGGAGCAAACTGCCGATTCACGGACATGACCGCGGCGGCCTTTGCCATCAGGAATCGGAGGCTTTCAACAGCCCAAAATTGAGGAATGGAGGCGGTGAAATCATTGGCCATTGGTTTTCTCTCCCGTTTCGGTTCTCACGCCCACCGTGTGAAGTGGGTCAGTCTGCAAATGGTCGGATGTTTGCCAAGGCCTCTTGGACCACTGCCGGATCCTTTGCCATGGCCGCTTGGTACTTGGCCGGGTCATTGATGATTTCGTTGATGTCCAGCCCGCCACTAGTTTGTCGGCTGTTGTTGCCTCCGCCACTAGCGTTGTTCGGTCCACCACCGGAGCCGCCTTGAACCGTGGACTTGAACACGCCGCGATATCTTTCACCCGCTTTGGCTTGCGCTTCCATCGAATCAATTGCGTCTTTCATCGTGACCTTGCCCGGTTTGGTTTTTCCTTCCTCGTCCTCGTCCGGAACTTGCCAGTTGACAAGAACGCTTCCGTCCTCTTGGACTTCGGAAATGGCGGCAAACTTGAGCTCAAGGAATTCAAGTCCGCCCTCGTCAAGAACGCGGTTCAGCGAATGGTCCGCAACCTCACGCTTGATTTGCGCAGTGTTAAACTTTCCAACCGCGGCGTCACGTTCCTGAAATGCTTTGTCCCGTGCCTTGACGGCTTTCTTGTTGTCCTCAGCGAGGATTTCCGCGTCCGTTCGGAATTGGTTGATAGTGGTTTGGGCTTGGTCAACCCAATCCTCGAGGCCATCAACCTCGGCCCCTTCGAACATGTCACTGTCCAAGACCTTTTGGACTTGGCCTTGCAACGAATCAAACGCTTTGGCTTTCTTGGTTGCGGTGCTCAGATCGGACATGATTTTTCGCTTTTTCTGCGAAATGAACCGATTGAGTTCCTCCGGATCCACGTCATTGAGTGACGCAAATTGAGTCGCTCCGCCGCCTTGTCCATCGTCATCGTTCAATTGGTCGTCATTAGTGGTTACGTCATCAGGCATTGTCAAAGCTCCCGTGAGGGTGGGTGAATGGAAACGGGGGTTGCCCAACCAATCACGCTTGGTTGGCCCCTCCTAGGAAACCGCCTAGCCGGTTGTATTACTTATACGCGGGTTTTTCCAATCTTATTGCAGATCGGTGATATTCCCGTAGCTGTCAACGTTTGGCGCCGTGTTGGCTCCGATCCAAAATGCATCGGATAGCCCGAAATAAGTGGCGTTGTTGCCATCCTCGTCCGCGCACGCCCGAAACATCTCGTTGAGAACATCCGCACGCAAAAGGACGTTGCCGAAGTTTGGCCCCGTTGTGATGACGATGTCACTCCGAGCCGCAATGTTTGACGGGAGCGGCGTGTCAATCAGGCTTTGCGCGTTGAGGACCGCCCAAGCGTATCGCGTGGGTTGGCCCGTGGTGGTCCGGGAAACAGGAGGATCATCAAAAGTGCCGCCGGTCAACAACGTGGGATCAAATTCGGTCAGCACATGTGAGGACCCTGCAACCGAGGCTCCATCAAACGTGAGCGTCACTGGCGCCCCGGCAACCTCCAACGTGCCGCCGGCAACCGTGATGTCACCGTTGGTCCAACCGGGAATTTCTCCGGTTGCCGCGGTGTCAATCGCCCCTTCAATGGCCGAGGCAATGGCGTCAAACGCAATGCCGGCCGTCACAATGCGGTTTCCATCAATGGTGATTGCCAAGGTAAATGTCCCGGCGCTTGGGTCGCTCAAGTACTGAGCAACGGTTTGAACCTCATTGGCTGAATCGAACGCGGCCGGCCGGTCCGGGTCCACTCCGGCCTCCAAGTTGCGGAGCTCGTTGTCAAGCAGGCTCCCAGCTTCAACACTCGGTTGCGCTCTCAGATCGGCATAAACTCCCATGATAACCCTCTCTTAGACTCGTTTAACATTAAAGGAATGGTTCCGACTCACCCACTTCTCAACCAGTTGCCAAGCAAACGGTGAGGTAAAGCGGTGAGTGATATGTTTCTGTGATGCTCTCGCGCGGTCCATGCTAGTCCGGTTTGATGCCACCCCGCCGGAGGTGAGCACGAGGTTTCGAAATTGTTGGTCCGGGAGCCGCATGGCAATCAGGTTGATGGCCTCCTCCGCCGCGGCGTAAAAGATATCGTCCGGAATCCCCCAATCACTCGTCATGGTGAGCGTTGCAAACCCGGTTACCACGAGGGCGTCATCAATGACGAGCTTGTTGTTCAACGTCAACGAGTATTGGCCAGCCAAGGTTATTTGGCTTTGACTGCCACCCAAGTCCGTGACCACAACGTCACCGGGGTCCACGTTTGTCAACGCATCAAGGGCCGCTTGAATCGATACGTCTAGGTTGATATCCGTTGAGTCGATTGCCGCCGTGGTTTGTCCGTTGAAAGTCAACGTGAACGTGCCGGCCGGGACGCCTCCTACCTCTTGGACCCACGTGCCACCGTAGTCCCCAGCCTCGTCACGGGGGAATTGATGGAGTTGGGATTGGTAGACCGCTCGGAGCTCTTTGGTGGTGAGGTCCGTATTTTGACGGAGGATGTCCCCCTCAACGCCCACGGCAGACTCACCGCCGGCGGCAACGAGCGCGTCATAGACTTTCTTTTTCGTGTTCTTGAAATGGACGTTGTCAATCGTCCGAGCGGCCGCCCATGCAACTTGCTCTTTGCTTGCTTGCGTGGCGTTCGTCCAATCATCTGAATGGAATTGGTCCTCAAAATACTCGTCGTAATCGGCGATGTCGCGGTAGAATTCCCTCGGGTCAATTGCCATCGTCGTCCTCCTCCTCGTCCTCGTTGTCCTGCCCCTCACCGCGGATGGCGTCCTCACCCTTTAGCAAAGCCTCCTCAACCTCCGCCGCTCGGCCCTCCTCGTTGGAATTGGGATCCACGGAACCCTCCGGAACCCCTCGCGCGGCACCGTTGGCGGCATCGGATTGGGCGGCAATCATTGAGGCGGCGCGGCGGTCCCTCTCCTCGGCCGCTTTCTCCCATTCGTCATCGTCGAAGCCGAGCGCAACCGATGCCGTTTGCGGTCCAACGGCAAACTTGTCCAGCGCTGTGAAAATGATGTCCGGGTTGGACGTTGTGAATGGGGCATCACGCGCGGCTTTCTTCATTTCCTCAAGCTTCTCCGTGCTTACTAGGCCGCGGAACATGATGTCATAGACGCGCTCAATAGCGGCTTTCCGTCCTTCCCGCCCCGGTAGCTGGTCAATCAGCTCGAGGAATTGCTTGGCCTCGGCAATCCTCTCCTCTTGAGTCTTGAGGCTCCATGTCGTTGGGTACTCAATGGAAACTTGCGTCCGCTTAGATGGTCTTGTTTCCTCATAGGCGGTGTAATAGTCGGCAAGGCGGTTTTCGTACCGTTGCAACGCCGATCCGGCCGAGGCAAGCCCGGACTCAATGGTCCCATCCTCGGAGATACTCGTGAGCGTCCCGAAAATCAGCTCATAGACTTGCGTCTTGAGGTCATCCCGCATTTTGAGGGAGATTTCAAGTGGCTCCGAGGGTGCGTTAATGTAGGCCGGAGGCGCGGCGTTCTTGCCGTACCAAATACCTTTGTTGACGCCGGCCTCAACCTCGGACCCGTCCCCACCAACATCGTCAACGAGGTGGTCCGCGCCGCCGCCGGCGTTATTTGTGTTGTCCCGCTGTCTCACCATGATCGGGAAATTCTGGTCCACCGAGTTTGACGTGTCGGCGGAAATCATGTTGAGCATTGCGATTTGATGGGCACAAACCTTTGACATCAGACTGATTCGAATATCCGCGAATGTGAACGGGATTCTCACCAAGTTGGTATGGACCGGCGGCCCCATGGCGTCACCTTGATCCGAAATCCTTTGGACACTCATGCGGTTGCCGCGGTCCGGGTTGAGCCAAAAATATCGGAATGTGCGGATACATTCGTCCGAGGCATTCCAGACGTCAACCTTTGTCTCACGTTCCTCAAGTAGGATGGCGGACCAATCAGACGGGGAATCATGCGGAGCGGGGTGAATCTCGTGAATGTCCTCAACGCAAAACGGATTGTAGAACGGCCGAAAGTCATCCGGGATATCGGCCATGAGCAATTGATCCTCATTCTCGAGCTCCGGAGCGTCCACGAGCGTCCCGATTCGCCCCATGACGAGCATATCCGGGATGATGTCGTGAGCCAAGAATGAGTCCATTGTGGAGCCTTTTAGGTCCACACCGCCAAGCTCCCCGTCCATGGCCTTTTTCCACGTCCGCGTGCCGCCGTGGCGGTTGATGTCCGGGAGGCGTTGAATGAGGGAATTCTTGACACGATCCACGCCGGATTGAGCGTAACCCGGAATCGGCGTCAACGAACGGCGGCGTTCAAACTCTTTGACGGATTCCCGATCTGAGAACGGTAGCAAGTAACGCTCCCGGAAAATCCGGCCGCCCTCATAGCAATAACGCCAGTCAATCCAATCCGGATTGCCGTAGAATAGGCCAGATGACGCCAAGCCAACGATGCTCTTGCAGTCAAGGAAATGTTGAAACATTGGGATCCCTTTGGGTGCTTTTTACTTATACGCGGCTACTTGCGAAAATCAGAAATGACGTTGTTTGGATCAAGGCCGGGGTCATGGATGGCAAGAGCGATGTTGGCGAACGTGAGAGCCGAGGCATAGTGATCCTGTCCGATGCTCATGTATTGAGCCCGATAGGATTTGTCCGGCATTTGCTTGAGGGATCTCACCGGCGCTTTCACGTGATCCCGGAATTCAAGGGGCAAGTCTGCCGGGAATTCCATGTCACCGGCCATGATCCGGCCGAGGGACTTCGATGTCCAACCAACCTTGTCCGCCTTGACGACGCTTGCCCCATATTCGTCCTCAATGATTCGGAGCTCCCGGCCAACAAGGCCCTCAACAACTTGGCAAAGATAGACATACTCGGCAAACTGCCGCGCCATCTCGCGCGGCTTGGTTGGGTCCGGCCCCCAATCTATCACGCAACACCTCACGCGATACGCACGCATAAGGCCCCAAAGGCTCGGCCAATCTTCGGATAGGACTCGGCCGCAACCGGCAACGCGGCCAATGGCCATGTCAATCGGACTCCCTCCCCGGCTACGGTCGAACATCCACCGCACGGCGGCCCAATGATGGACGGGTCCGCCTTGGTCAAT